TCTTACACCACAAATCCAAAGTCATGTAGAACCTAAGACTAGCTTTATTTGTAGAGTTAAGGGTACTTCTGGAACTTCCTCAGGACCATTCCCAACAGGGTTCAGTGCTGAAACATCATTCGTTAAAGATAGTGCATGGCAAGATGTTACAGTTGGTGACGATAACAACTTCTTCACAACTAAGGTTATTGCCAACCAGTTAAATGAGATTAACAGGATGAGTAGTGTGAAATCATTCACTATGGAACTCAATCTTAATTCTGAAGTAACTCACTTGAGTCCAGTTATCGATCTGGCACAATGCGGTATCATCACAACTGCTAATGTTCTCAATAACATCCCACCAACCTCAGGTATCGGTGGAGAGTGTGTTGCTAATTACATTACTAAGGTAGCAAAATTAGAGAAGAGTGCTAGTGGTATAAAGGTTATGCTTGCTGCTAACTCTTGGACAGAATCTAAGATTGCAGTCATGTATAAGTTAATACCAGTTGGTTACGCAGGTAATTTGGATGATTTGGAATTCCAATTCTTCAATACTGATGGTAAACCTGATACTGGAGAAATGATTCCACAGAACGAAATCTTCGCATGGACTGATTATGAGTATACAGTGGAAGAGGCAAATGACTTTGATGGATTCCAAATCAAGATAGCTCTTCTCGCTCACAACCAACCATACATACCTAGAGTTAAGGATTTCAGAGCAATCGCTCTTGCATAATGAGTAAAGACGTAGACATCTTTCTAGTCCCTGTCAGTGGTCACAACCAGCTTGGCAGGGATCCGTCGTCTAATGCGATAATAAACACAGATCAAAGTGCTTATGATGCGTATAAGAGAGCACGAAGGGAAGCAAAGAGAAAAGAAGAAGAAATGAGCTCTCTTAGGAGTGAAGTGGGTGAATTAAAAGAACTTGTTAAAAGTTTGGCTAAGAAGGTGGATAAATAGAGTTAAGCTAAATAATACTTAGGATTCCTTTAGAGTATGGCAAGTGCTGTATCCAATCTGCTGATTTATCAAGGTTCGGACTTCATTATCGATTTCAGTATCGAGAATGATAACGGAACTGTATTTAACCTAACTGGTTATTCAGTAGCTTGCAAGATTAAGAAACACTATACTAGTAGTTCTTCGACTACGGTAACAGCGGCAATATTGTCTCCTGCTACTGCTGGTCAGATTCAACTATCGTTAACTAATGGACAAACGGCTGCAATGAAGTCAGGTCGTTTTGTATATGATGTCGTTATTACTTCTGCTTCTGGTACCAAGTCAAGAGTGCTAGAAGGTTCTGTCAGTGTACTTGAGGGGGTAACTATCTAATGGCAAGACTGAGATTTGGAGACCAATCGGTTCCAAGAGTAACTAGAGTCGCCACAGGTGGTGGTGGAGGAACCATCGGAGGAATGTCCGATGTTGACCTTACTGATTCCTCGCAAGGTGGACTAGCAAATGGTGCAGTGCTAGTTTACGACGCTGCGAACACAAAATTTGTACCAACAAACATTTTAAACGACATCACTATCAACGGGGGTAGCTTCTGATGGCATCGAATATCCTAATTAAAAGGAGTACTGGATCAACCGCACCAGGAACCATAACTTACGGTGAATTAGCCGTAACAACTGGTGGTAACGGTACACAAGCAAACGCTGGTGACCGATTATTCATTGGTGACAATAGTAGTGCTGCTCAGGTAGTTGGTGGTAGATACTTCACGGACATGTTGGATCATGCCCATGGTACTGTAACTGCATCATCTGCTGTTCTTGTAGATAGCAACTCAAAGGTAGATACTTGGAATGTTGATGACATTAACTTGAATGCTAACGTCATTACAACATCCACTACTGATGCTGACCTCATCTTCCGTGCAAATGGCACAGGTAAACTAGTAATAGAAGATGGTCAGGAACTAGAATTTGGAACTACAGGAGATGTAGAACTCTCATTCAATGATTCAGACGCAGTTTTAGACATTAAGCGTGTAGCAGGAACCCCCGACTTGCGTATCGCTGATGATATGAAACTAAACTTTGGTAATGCAAAGGATGGTTCTATCAGATATGACGAGACTACTACTGACAAGATCCAAGTAGATGGTGCAGACTGGAACTATGGAACTGGTGTCCAAGTAAACTTTGCAGATACAACTGATGCTTCTAACGTAGCAACTGCATCTGTAACTTATGCTGGTGGTATTGGTGTTGCTGCAACTGCATGGATCAAAGACCTTAAGGTTGATGACAACACAACATTGGGTACTGCTAATACTGACACACTAACAGTTAACGCAACTACAACCTTCCAGAATCAAGTTACCTTCAATGGTCTAACAAACATTACTGGTAATACAGCTCAGACTGGTCAAATTGAAATTGACAATCTGAAATTAGATGGAAATACACTTTCCACTATTAATAGCGTACAAGAATTGATTATTGACCCATATCCTGCAGGTGGAGACGCTGATGGTTTGGTCATAATTAAAGGTGACCTTCAAATTGATGGTACTACAACGACTGTTAACTCTGCTTCAATGAGTGTTAACGATCCTACCATTGAATTGGGTGATCCTACTACACCTGTTACAGTTAAAACTCTTGCTACCTTTGCAGGTAATGCAACAGTTGATGTTCAGGTTGATGCTGTAGAACAGTTACAGGCTGGTGATGCGATCACTGGTACTGGTATTCCAGCAAACACAACTATTTCTTCTATTAATACAGGTACAAAGACACTTACATTAAGTGCAGCAATTACTGCTGACCAAGTTGTAGGTGCTACATTAGTTACTGTTAGAGGTGCTGATGATGCAATGGATCGTGGTGTTAAAGTCCACTACAATGCATCTGGTACTAATAAGTTTGGTTTCTTTGGTTATGATCGTACAGGTGGTGGCGATGGTGCTGGTGCTTGGACTTTCATTGAGGAAGCAACCGACACAGGAACTGTTTTCGGTGTAACTGGAAACCGTGGTACTGTTCTTATCGGTGATCTTGAATTAGATTCCGACCTTGAAGTTCAGTTCGGTGGAACTGGTGCAAGCACATTTACCGCAAATGGTATCGTTTATGGTAACGCTGCAAATGCTTTGCAGGTAACTGGAGCTGCTAATATGACAAATCCTGGATCTGCTCCTGACGTAACTGAATCTTATCAGGTATTGACAGTAACTAGTGGTGGTGTTCCTGTATGGACAAACACAATAGATGGTGGAACTTTCTAAATGAACGGACAAATTGTTATTGCTACATTACAAAAAAAAGTATCTGAGTTGACCCTTGTTAATGTGATGCTGGAAGCGCAGATTCAAGATCTGCAAACTCAGTTAAATAGTATAATCGAACAAAAAACTAGTGATGCTATAACAGATGGCAACGAGAATCAAGCTCAAGAGATCGACAACAGCGACAACCGTCCCGACGACTTCTAATTTAGAAGACGGGGAAGTTGCGGTAAATATAGCCGATCAAAAACTATACGCCAGAAATGGTGCAGCAATAGTCGAAATTGCAAACCAAAAACCTAATACAGGTGAGGTTACTACTGCAATGCTTGCCACGGACATTACAAATGGTCCTGGTAGCACTTACTATGTCTCGAAGAATGGTGCTGATACTACTACATTAGGAAACTCTGGTGCTGGTGGTAAGCATCCAGATACTGCGTTTTTAACAATAACTAAAGCACTTTCTACTGCTACCTCTGGTGACAGTATTTTAGTATCTCCAGGAGAATATCAAGAAGTCTTCCCCATGACAGTTCCTGATGGGGTTACTTTACGTGGTACTAACTTACGTGCAACATCAGTTAAACCTACAAGTGGAACTCAAAGTAATACTGCTTTTAAGCTTTCAGGGGATTGTCATGTCTCCGACTTGACTATTAAAGATTTTTACTATGATAGTGGTAATGATGATGGATATGCGTTTGAACTTGTCTCTTCATTAAATTCAGATAGAAGTCCATATGTTGAAAGAGTTACTGTATCTACTAAAGGTAGTGTAACTTCTGGTTCTGATCCTTATGGTTTTTCTCAAGGAGATGCTGGACGTGGTGCTAAGTTAGATGGTGCTCAGATTAATGCTGCTTCACAACATGCTGCTGTACTCTTTAATGAATGTACTTTCATAGTTCCAAACTCTATTGGTATACTTTGTACTAATGGTGTTCGTGTTGAGTGGTTAAATGGATTTATTTACTTTGCTGCTGAAGGTATTAAAGGTCTTCAGGGTGCAACAGGTAAGTATGGTGCTGGTAAAACTCGTTTAAAACTTGGTGGTACTAGTGGAACATTCTCTGCTGCAGAGATAGTTTATCAGTTGGAAGATGGATTCCAGTCTGGTACATATGTTCGTTCTGGAACCACAGTTACTTTAACAAGAACTGGTCATGGTTTAGCAAGTAATGATTACATCTATGCAGACCATATTAGTGGTGGTGCCACAGATAATTTCTATCAAGTAACTGTAGTAGATGCTAATACTTTCACTTATACTGATGCAGCTAGCGGTACGATCTCTGCTAGTAATGTAACTTACAAGAAAGCAGTAGGACGTGGAGTTATTGATAGTAATGATGGAACTTATATCTATATTAGTGGTAAGGGAACTGGTATATTCACAACTGCACTCAAACCAGTAAAGGTATTAAGTAGGTTTGGTGACACACAGATAGATACTGCACAAAAGAAATTTGGTACTGCATCCTTCTTATTTGATGGTACTCAAGATAATTTGATGGTACCAACTGGTGAGGACTTTGGACTTGGTACTACAAACTTCTGTCTTGAAGCATTTATACGTCCTAATAGCGTAACTGGTGTACAACATATATTTGACCTTAGAGATGCTTCTGCTACAGATACAGCAGGAAAGCTTTATTTAAATGGTACTACACTTCATTATGGAGTAGGTAACTCATCTACACTTAATGGTGGTACTTTAGCTATTGGTACTTGGTATCATGTTGCTGTT